ATCAGCTTCGCTAACAGATCATTCCGTTCATCAAGCATACAACCATTATAGCGTACAGGTACAAGGAAGGCAAGTTTTTGAGGTATCTATTTTCCTTTTGTTTTCAACCACTTACGGTAAGTCGTTGATTCTAAAGCGATTAAAGTTTCACTGAAAACTTGCCTTCGTGCGATCTGTACGCTATAATGGTTGTGTAAGGTTGATCGAAAAAACAAATAAATTATGAACTCCTCTTTACAAGAATTTATTGACGCAGTTAAAACTGCATATGGCGAGGGAACGTATACTCGTTTGGGATTAGAAGAAATTCGGAAACAGACTGGCAACAATAAGGGATTCTCCTTGTTTTGTACCAATCCTGCGTTCAAAGTTTCTCGCGGGACGTATCACATTCCTTCAGATTCAGTAACAGAATCTATTGCCGCTATGCCTGCTCCTGCTGCCAGTTCCGCTAGTGCCGACATGGTGCTGGCGATGCGCGCTCCAGCTTCGTCTGGTGCTCCTTCACGCGACCTCGTGCCCGTGGCAGATTCGAAATTCGTTCCGTTCGGAGACTTCAAACTGGTTCTAAGTTTCTTGAAGTCTAAGATGTTCTACCCAATCTTTATCTCTGGCGAATCTGGTAACGGCAAGACCAAAATGGTCTACGAGGCATGCGCAAAAGCACGCCGCGAATTGATCCGTGCCAATATCACTGAGACGACCGACGAGGACGATCTCGTTGGTGGTTTCCGGCTTGTCAACGGCGAAACGGTTTGGCAGGATGGACCTGCGGTCGAAGCCATGAAACGTGGCGCTGTTCTTCTTCTCGACGAAGTCAATCTCGGGTCTCCGAAGATGATGTGTCTTCAGCCCATCCTCGAAGGCAATTCGATCTTCATCAAGAAGACCAATCAACTTGTACACCCTGCTCCTGGGTTCACTGTGATCGCGACTGCGAATACTAAGGGCAAAGGTTCCGACGATGGTCGTTATATCGGTTCAAATATTTTGAACGAGGCATTCCTGGATCGCTTTGCGATCACCATTGAGCACGAGTATCCCAGCAAGGCGGAAGAAGAAAAGATCCTTCTGAACCTTCTTGTCAAGAACAACGTGGCGGACGATGGCACCAAACAGTTCGCTAACAAGCTGGTTGAGTGGGCGAATATTATCCGCGCCACCTTTAAGGAAGGTGCCATCGACGAGATCGTCACTACTCGCCGTCTGATTCACATTCTGAACTTCTACATCTTTGGTCGCAATAACAAGTTGGCTGCGATTGATTATTGCATTGCTCGTTTTGATGATGAGACCAAGGCTTCTATTCGCTCTCTGTATCAGAAAGTTGACGGGACGGTGTCGGTTCCTGGAACCACTGAACCGACTCCGGCGACCACGGATTCTGAAGAAAACGAGGCTCCGTTCTAGAACTTTCCTTTCATTGATTGCCGTTTGCTTATTGGGATCGGGGGTAACCCTGATCCCATTTTTATTATAAATACGTTTGAGGTTTGACTATGCCATTTTATGACTACTATTGTTCCAACGAAGAATGCGGCAACACTTTCGAGTTGTTCCTTCCTATGTCCCGTGTGGACGAACCAATCACAAAACCGTGTCCAGAGTGTAAGAAAAACACTATTGTACACGAACCCGCAGCTCCTTTGATTGGAGACCCGGTCCGACTGGGTGTGACAAGGGCACCATCAGACTTTCAGAAATACGTTTTGGGAAAGATTCAAGCCAAGCATCCAAAGCATAACATGGATCGGCGACATTCAATAACAAAGGAAGTGTAACGTGTCAGCTAAACCACCAAAAGCAAGAAAAACATTAGAGCCGAAAATAGATAGTTCCTTCTTGTTAAAACAAATTCGTCCTATGACGGACAGTCAAATGGACGTAATGAAAGCGTTTGGTGAAGATTTAAATTTGGTATTGATGGGTACAGCCGGAACGGGGAAAACTTTCCTGTCGTTGTATCTAGCGTTAGATGATATTATGAAAGGTAAAACTAAAGGAGGACCATCTAAGATTATGATAGTCCGTTCTATCGTTTCTTCAAGAGACGTTGGTTTCTTACCAGGGACTCTTAAAGAAAAGATGGCGGTCTACGAGGAACCATATCGTGGCATCTTCAACGAACTATTTGGTCGCGGGGATGCGTATGAAGTTCTCAAGACCAAGGGGATTGTAGAATTCTGTTCTACTTCTTACCTAAGAGGAACCACCATCAACAGTGCGTTTGTGATTCTGGACGAATTCCAGAATTGTAATTTCGGAGAACTCGATACAGTAATTTCTCGTATCGGTAAGAACTCCCGTGTTATAATCTGCGGCGACATTATGCAGACAGATTTGAACAAATCAAAGTGGGACGTAACAGGACTACCTGCCTTTGTTAAGATCGTCGAGGGCATGGAAGAATTCGATATCGTCGATTTCGGAGTAGAAGATATCGTTCGCTCTGGTATTGTCAAGTCTTATATTCTAGCAAAAACAAAATACTTCGAAGAAAACGAAGATAGAAGTAGCGTTGAACATTAAAGTATAGTATAATATAATTAGTGCCTAAAACATTCACACATAAAGGATTAGAGATTCCGGTCCTTGACACCATATATAAGGATGGAAAGAGATATTATATAACTCCTTCCGGGAATCTCTATCCCTCAGTTTCTACAGTTATGGGGTCTTTGTCTAAGGACTCCATATCAGCTTGGCGAGCAAGAGTCGGAGAAGAAGAAGCAAACAAGATCTCCAACTATGCGACGACGTTTGGTACAGCCATACACAAAATCATTGAGGACTATATTAACAATGAACCAACATATCTCGAGTCAGCAATGCCACAACAGAAGTGGGTGGTCGCAGCTGCTACGCAAACTCTGGATCGTATTGATAATGTTTATTGCCAAGAAGCATGTCTATATTCGGATGTTCTCTGCCTAGCAGGAAGAACAGATTGTATAGCGGAATTCGATGGCGTCCCTTCTGTGATAGACTTCAAGACTGCTAGGAAGATGAAGACAGAAAGTATGATAGAGTCCTACTTCCTACAAGCAACTTGTTACTCTCTAATGTTCGAAGAGATCACAGGCATTAAGATTCCACAGCTTGTTATTCTCATGATGACATACGAAGGTCAGGTTGCGGTGTTCAAGAAACAACGCAAAGATTATTATAGCCGTTTGAAAGAGGTTCTACTTGACGTTAGAAGAAATCAAATCAGTAATTGAAAACGACCTTAGGATAGATCGGTTTAATCTAGTAGACGAATCTGCTCGTACTCCTAATCTATTCAGCAAGTATCTTAATATCTATATTGAAGAAAAGCTGAAGCTGCGTACATATAAACGCAAGTATTACACATTATACAAGCAGCGTCGAGAGTATTATATGGGCACAGCAGAAGATGATAAATATATCAGCGAGCCATTTGATAGAAAGGTTCTACGTCAAGACGTAGACATATTCCTAGATGCTGACGGTAAATTGCAAGATTTACAAGATCGTTTGGTGTTCCAAGAAGCTGTAGTAGAGATCCTAGAAAGAACACTTAAAGAAATAAATCAGCGGACCTATACTATTAGGAATATGCAAGATATGCTGAAACTTGAAGCCGGAATGTGATATCTATCTCCGTAGAATAAACTCTGCTTGGTCCAGGGTCGAAGCAGATCCTGGCATAATTCGCGAGCTATCAGAGAAATATACATTCGAAGTCCCTGGCGCCAAATTCATGCCTGCTTTTAGGAAGAGGCACTGGGACGGCAAGATCCGTCTGATCAAAGCTGGAACTAACAAGATCTATTCTGGTCTCTGTCATTCAATCGAAGACTACGCCAAAGAGAACGGTTACTCGTTCGATACTGACCTAGACTTCACTCAAAAGATTACAGCTCTTCCGTTCAATAAATGGTATTCTGGCGACAAAGAAATAACACCAAAAGATCACCAGATCAAAGCCATCTACAATTCTGTAAAGTACAAACGCGCTATCTTCCTCTCTCCAACAGCTTCTGGTAAGTCTCTAATCATCTACACAATCGCTCGTAATATTCTCTCTAAAACAAAAGGCAAGATCCTAGTTCTGGTCCCAACAACTTCTCTTGTAGAACAATTGTACTCCGACTTCCAAGACTATGCCGGAAAAGATTGGGACGCGGTCAAGCATACAACAAGAATATATTCCGGTATGCCAAGAGAAAATAAACGAATTGTTATCTCTACTTGGCAGTCATTATATGACTTACCATCTCAAGCATTCGACGACTTTGACGCTGTAATCGGAGATGAATGTCATTTGTACAAGTCTAAAGAAATCTCTGGATTGCTGGAGAAGATGAGCAAAGCAGAGTATCGATACGGATTCACCGGAACTCTAGACGGAACAGAAACCAACAAGCTGATCCTCGAAGGGCTATTCGGAAAAGTGATTCAGGTCGCAACAACATCCCAATTAGTCAAAGAAAAACATCTTGCTGAATTCAAGATCAAGTGTCTAATCATCGATCACACACAAGAAGATAGATTGAAGAACAAAGACAATAAGTTCGAAGACGAAATACAGTTCATCATATCCAATAAGAACCGCAATCAGTTTATAGCAGATCTAGCAAAGGGAACTCGAGGAAACACTCTAGTGTTATTCTCTAGAGTAGAAACCCATGGCCAAATCATATTCGATAAATTGAAAGCATCGACCGACAGAGAAGTATACTTCATTTATGGTGGGACAGAAACTGTAATTAGAGAGGATGTCCGTAAGAGAGTAGAAGAAGCAGAAAACGCTATCATCGTGGCATCTTCTCAGATCTTTTCAACGGGTATAAATATCAAGTCTCTTGCGAACATAATATTCGCATATCCTTCTAAGTCTAGAGTAAGAACTCTGCAGTCTATAGGTCGTGTATTAAGACTTTCCGAAAAGAAACAGTCGGCGAACATATATGATATATCAGACGACCTAACATACAAGGAAAAACCGAATTACACGTTCAATCATTTCGTAGAACGATTGAAGATCTACACGTCAGAAGATTTCGATTATACGATTAAGAAGATAAAATTGGAGAATATATATGGTGGAAATTCCCTCGAACTATGAACGCAACATTCCTTCTAACGTAGACGAAGCAATGGCAGAATTAGATAGAAGAATTATGATTACAGGTCAGCTGAACTTTGGTAAGGTGAACGCGAGGCTTTTGTTTAGAGAGTTACTGGAAGATTACACTAAAGGAATGGAAAAGAGAAGCGGTTCTATAATTACTCTATAGTAACTAAGTATTATATTATTTCGTTGGTACATACTTATTGTAACGTATTCGGAGATAAAAGTCAATTAACCCCAGGAAATAAACTGCTTTACTTTTCACGATCCATAAGGTATAATAAATGAGTAGGATAAAAAAGAAGGATCTATACAAAATGATTGGTGTGACTCCGGATACTTTAATTCAAGAAATCGATGCCATCGTTTATCGTCATAATATGAATTACATAGACGCAACGGTATATTTCTGTGAACAGAACGACCTAGACGTAGAATCAGTTGGGAAATTAATTCCCTCTTCTCTTCGATCAAAGATAGAAGATTCGGCTAGAAAATCCCGATTACTGAAGAAAGAATTCAACGACATCACTACTCTTCCCATTTAATATGTCAGAATTGAACGACCGAGCGTATACATATTATCGATACTTCTTGGCAATGAAACTGCACTTCAAAGACAAGAAGTTCAACTTCTTCTCTCATGATGGCAAGACCAGAGTTTCTGTTCAGACGTATAATGGCCGCAGAGATCGGTATTTCTTTGAACGATCAGCCAGCATATACAACACCCAGAAGTTCCTGGATAAGTGCCTGACTGAGATCAAGAAGAATCCCAACTTCTTCATTAAGGATCTGCTTACACCAGACAACGAGTCTCGTTATCTTAGACGCAAGGGGTTCTTAGAATCGTTCAAGAATTCATTTGACAAAGAGGTGTCAGAGATCACCAATCATTGTTTGAAGAACAGAATCAACAGACGCCAGCTTCTACAAGGCGACGAAGACACCAAACCTGTTCTATATTTGATGTTGAAGAAAGGTCTGGTTTCTGAAGAAACATACCTCTGTATTGACAGAGTATGCGACGTAAGCGAACGATTAGCAGTATTTAATCTAGATCCTCTGGTACATCAGACCAATTTCTTTATGGAGAAATACTATCCATTTGTAGTAAAGCATTTCCCGAAGAAGGATGAGACTCAAACAATCTTATCTAATTCGTTTGACTTATTGCCGCAATAGTAGTATAATAAATAGGTAGGAGTTATTATGGTTGAACATAATGAAGACGAAGACGATGATCTAGAAGACGACCCGTCCGAAGAACAAGGCGAGGATCCTACTGGGAATAAACTTGCGTATGTTAAGTTTCATCCTGAAGACATAGATCAGATTTTCGATGCAGTGCATTCTGGTATTGATTTGTTGCATACTATTATGGCCAATCTGTACGAAGGCTACCAGAACAAGGTGATTGATTATGATGTGTTGAAAACTGAGGTGGACACAAAGAATGCTGAGTTGAACAAATACAAAGATCAATTACTAACAATATACTCACAATCAGCTGTTAAGCAAACAAAGAGAAAGAAGAAAGAATAATATGAATTTCAAAGATCTAAAGAAGTCAAGTAGCAAGAACATTGATAACCTAATCAATGAACTAGAGAAGACAAAGTCGGGTGGAGCTAAGTACATCGACGATCGTTATTGGTCGATTCCGATGGATGAAAAGACTGGTAACGGAACTGCTCTTATTCGTTTCCTACCTGTAAGCGCAGGAGATAAGATTCCGTGGGTTTCGTTGTACTCTCATGGATTCCAGGGTCCTGGTGGTTGGTACATCGAGAATTCTCTGACGACTCTGGGCCAAGCGGATCCGGTATCAGAAACCAATACTGAACTGTGGAATACTGGTATTGATGCCAACAAGGAAATTGTTCGCAAGCGCAAGCGCAAGCAACACTTTGTTTCAAACATCTTAGTTCTTTCTGATCCTAAGAATCCCCAGAACGAAGGTAAGATTTTCTTGTTCAAGTATGGTAAGAAGTTGTTCTCTAAGATTCAAGAGAAGCTACAGCCTGAAGCTGAGTTTGGTGAAGCGCCTGTCGACGTGTTCGATTTCTGGAAGGGTGCTAATTTCCGTCTGAAGGTGAAGAAGGTAGAAGGGTATCCGAACTACGATTCTTCTTTGTTTGAAGCTCCTGGTCCTCTGTTCGACGGTGACGAAACCAAGCTAGAGAAATTGTGGAACACTCAGTATTCTCTAGAAGCCGAAGTCTCTCCTGAGAGATTCAAGTCTTATGATGAACTCAAGGCTCGGCTCAATAAGGTTCTTGGTAACAAGCCTGGGTCGGTCGCTGCTTCTGCCGCAATGCGAGAAGAAGCTCCTGCTGCTCGCCGCGAGGCTCCTGCTCCGAAATTGAGCGGCGAGAACGCGCCACCCTGGAAGGAAGAAACAACCGATGAGTTGGAAGACGAGGCATTATCGTACTTCAAAAACCTAGCAGACGAGTAAACTATATGTTGTTTGTTTTCAATGGGTTACAGGCTTCGGCTTGTAACCCCTTCATTTTAAAGGGGATATAGTCTCTCTGAAAACTTGCCTTCCTTGAATCCATACGCTATAATAGTTGTATAAGGTTGATTGAGACAAAATGAACAATTTTAAGTGGTTTGCGTATAGACAAAACAACTCTGGCGGTATATTTGTGGGTCCACGAAACGTGGTGGTCCAGGCAATTTCGAGCCATATGGCGGACGCAGCTGCGGTTGAGTTCGGCGGGGTTTATTTCGACGGGTGTGCTGATGAAGTAGACTGCCCATGCTGCGGAGATCGCTGGTCACGCTCATGGGAAGACGGCAAGGATCGGCCTATGGTTTACGGGGAAGCAGTATCGGCGGGTCCGGGGGTTCTATTAGTTTATGCCGATGGCCGCACCGAGGGAGGCCGCTAATATGAAGAGTATGGCTGTTGGACAAGAGTATCGGATTTCTGTCGGAGATCCAGCTGGTGTAAGCTGGGACGATCGTCCTGGAAAGATTCGGAATATTCGACAAGACACTTCTGGCGTGCCTATCTTTACTGTTGAATTAGAAGGCGGAGATCTGGTTCTTGCTAGAATCTTCGAATTGGTGTAATATGTCGTTTTCATATCTGATCGGAAAGACTATTGAGGAAGCCGGAAAAGAACTCTCGAGTTCCGGAATTCCGTGGAGGGTTAGTGCTCAAGACAATCGTCCTATGCTTCTGACGTGCGACTACAATTCCAGTCGTGTTAATCTACAAGTACAGAATGGAATTGTGAAGAACGTAGAATTGGGGTAACTATGAACTATCAGTGTTTGAGTGGTAGCGTTTCTTGTGAGGCAATATGTGATACTTGTAAGAAGTCTTGTGAGGAAACTTACCAGAAAACGGTAGATACAGAAGTCACCAAAGCAGTACGGTTGTTACGATCTCATGGATATTGTGTTATAGAACCAGGAAATTTCGTTAGAGTTAAGTAAAAAAAAGTTTCTGTAGTGCTTGACTTTAGGGCGCCAATGTAGTATAATAGTTGTAAAGGTAGTTTGATTAGTAAATTAAATTAGGAGAAAATATAATATGACAAAGTCTCAAAATGAAAAGATTGCTGCTGCGTTGGGTCGTGGTATTTCGCTGACTGCAGCTCAGGCTCGTGCTCGTTTTGGTGTTCAGAATCTTCGTGCTCGTGTTTATGATCTGCGCGAGGAAGGTATGGATATCGTTACGACTATGAAGCAGCCTCGCGGCGGGAGCCAGCCAGTAGCGTTCTATTCACTAGGTCGTTAGTCTCTTGAATCGATAGATCGAAGCGCAACGACAATAAGACGCCAGATCGATCGAGACAAGAATATATGTTATAACTTATACTATAGATCGGACCCAAGAGCTCTTGGGTCCGTTTCAATTTAAGGTGTTATGTTCTCATACAACGAAGACAAGTCTCTAGAAAAGATTAAACAATACATCGAGTCCACCTATGGCGAACATTATGTGAACACTGATGGTGGAAAACATGTCCAGGTTCAGGATATTCTGATTGCAGCAGGTCATGCTGAGTCGTTCTACATCGGCAATGCTTTGAAGTATATTGCTAGATATGGCAAGAAATCCGGACGCAACGAAAAGGACTTGATGAAAGCTGTTCATTATATTACCCTGTTGATGGATTTAAGCAAGGAACAGAAATGAAACAATATTCCAACTCAGTAGATTTTCGTAATGATATGATGATGAAGCTCATGAAGGGTCCTTGTTATCTGATCTTTGAAAAGAAAGACGGTAGCATTCGTCATATGATGTGCACTTTGCACAATCAATTGATTCCTCAAGACACAGAACTGGATCCCACGGCAAGTAAAACTCAACGAAAGAAGTCTGATTCTTCTGTCGCTGTGTTTGACATTACTCTGAAGCAATGGAGATCTTTTAAATTAGATAACGTGAAGTTCTTCGAAGAACTAAATAAATTGGACAGCGGTATGAAACAATCTCTGAAGGAGAACGTCAATGCTTAAAACACTTGTTGTCTTTTTGGTCCTGAGTTCGGTTGCTTTTGCTCATGGCTCTTTATATCGTTATTATCCTCAATATAATTATTACAGAAATTATGGTTACTATCCTGGAGTATCGAATGGAACTGCTACTGCTATCGGTATTGGGGCTGGTGTGGTTGGCTACATCATCGGCAATAAAACAGCATCGAAGAAAGAAAATTCTCAGAAGATTGAATGTGAGGATTTCCCAATAAAGGTTGTTGTTGATGGTAAGGAAACAATTGGTACAGTCAAGAAGTGTCGCGTGAACGGTGGTGCATGGCAAATTCCGTAAAATTGCATTTTAATAATTTCATCACAATGGCGTTTTCGCAGTTCCTTTCTTACTCCATTGTGGTGTATTCTTGGAGGCTAATAGCAGAACAGAACGTTCCCAGATCAATGTTCATTGAATTTCTTTATTGTACAATCCAGTACTTTGTGATTCGTAGAATTGCCAACTCCAAGGATTCTGTTTCCACTTGGTTAGGAATGTGCGTTGGTGGATGCATCGGAACTTACGCGGGCATGTTGTTGAAGGTTTAGTTGCTATGAAAAAAATATTAGTAACAGGAAGTTCTGGTTATATTGGTAGTCATCTATGTAACATGCTGACTGGAAAATATATTGTTCATGGTCTAGATCTTGTACCTTCTACTATTAGATTAGATAAGTTTTATCAAATGGATATCACAGATACTTTGTGGATCGACGAAGAATATGACGCAGTAATACATCTAGCCGCTCTTGTTAATGTTGGTGTTAGTGAACGCATACCTATTAAATATTATGACACCAATTTGAATGGCACCTTGAATGTGTTGAGTAACATACAGACAAACAATTTCATTTTTGCCAGCACAGGACAGGCTAACTTGTGTATCAATCCTTATAGTATCAGTAAACGCGCAGCCGAAGATTGTGTGCATAGTTGGTGTTCCACCTACACTATATTCAGGTTCTACAACGTCGTTGGTAGCGAAGGCATTCTACCAACCAATCCGGATGGATTGCTGTCTTCTTTGATCAGAGCAACGAAGACCGGAAAGTTTACTATCTTCGGCGATGATTACGATACACCAGACGGAACGTGTGTTCGTGATTATGTACACGTCAACGAAATTTGTCGCGCACTTATGACTGCCATTGAAGAGCCAGCAAATGGATTAGAAAATCTAGGACATGGTCAAGGCAAAAGTGTACACGAGATGGTTGATATTTTCAAGAAGGTAAACGACGTGGAGTTTGTTGTTGATATTGGTCCTCGTAAAAAGGGAGATCCTCCTGTGAGCGTATTAGATGTTCCTGGTAAATATATGAAACATCTATATGAGTTCGAAGACTTACTGAAAATTGCTCTTTGAATTTGCCTAAATACTTGTGTAGGTGGCCATAAGTATGCACAAGACAATTGTATTTTGGCTATTTGTTCTGGTATTGTTAGTCCCTCTACTTTTAATGTACAGAACACAGGTTCTTATACTGATAATTTGCCAGGAAAGGGTGGATCTGGTATAGGGTATCAAATCTGTCAACCAAATTCAACTGTATGTTCCAACGTAGTAATTCCTCAATAAATAGTAGGTAACTTCAATGAAACATAAACCAAAAATACTAATCGTACACAAAGACCCAAGAGCAAATAATCCTAATGCATGTCACGCCGGATTAGGAGTAACAGCAAACAACGAAGCCAAGGTATTAAAGAAACACGGTATAGACGCAGAAGCAACAGTAGTAGTCGATGGATACGATTTGAAACATGGATTACATATTGATAAGTGGGGCAAGGTGAGTCACGTGGTGATGTGTGCTCCCTTTTTCGATACTCCATTTTTAACTAAGTTGTGTTTATGTTTTCCTGAAATCCAATTCTCTGTATGTTTCCATTCTAATGCAGGATTCCTTGGAGTGGATAAGTGGGCGATGGGAATTCTAGGAGAACAGATTGAACGACAAAGGGTTCTTAAGAACTTCAAAGTTACTACTAATAGTAAGAAGTTTTCCAAGGTAGTCGAACAATCGTTTGGTGTTTCCGTACAAACTCTTCCTAATTTATATTGGTTAGAGTCTGATGAATTATATATCAGACCAACCAAACAAGAACGTAAGAAGGGAGAAGTGTTAAAGGTAGGAACGTTCTGCGCTATTCGTACTCTGAAGAACATTCCTACAGCTGCATTTGCCGCTGCTATTCTTTCTAGAAAGTTAGACGTTCCGGTTGAGTTTGTTATTATGAAGGGTAGAGAAGAAGACCCTGCCGCAGAAAAGATCATCGAAGGAATCAAGAGATTATATTGTCACCTTCCTAATGTCAAATTGGTAGAAGAGCCATGGAGAGAGTGGGAACAGTTCAAGATGGAAGTTGTCCACAAAATGGACATTCTACTACAACCTTCGTTTACTGAAAGTTTCAACAACGTAACCGCCGATGGAATATCGGTTGGTGTTGCTTCTGTGGTAGGAGAAGCAATTGACTGGGTTCCTATGGAATGGACCGCAAACGTAGACGACGCGAATGATATGGCAGAAGTTGCTATCAGACTGTTGGAAGATAAACAGGCTCCATTTAATGGATTCTTATCCCTAGTAGATCACAATAAAGATGCAATTGATTGGTGGAAACTATGGATGCACAATAATTCTATCTTTGGTAAATTGATTAAAATGTGGGAAAAGGGTTGGAAATAAATAGAGACTGATAGGTATTGATCTGGATTGAATGTATTTCGGACAGGGGTTCGACTCCCCTCACCTCCACCATAAACTTACGGGGGTGTCATGGTTTCGACGGGATAAGCTAGAGAAGGGGAATCTATCTGGTAGACGACTACCATAACAGCGTAAACAATAACTGTCACAGCAAAAGCTAAGACAATGTCCGCTGCTGCATAGCAGCGACTGGGTTGGCAACTGACCTCGAAACAGAATAGTTGAACTAGAGCCTCCAATACCTAAATAGGGTTGGAGGCTTTTTTACTTATGATCCTTGATCTCACTGACTTGAACGGCGAAGCCAAACGACTATCCGAATACCTGAAATCTCGGATTATATCACAACACGAAGCAATAGACAGTGTTTGTGTTGGTGCACAAAAATACTTTGTTGGTCTTAACGAAATTAAAAAACCTCTTGGGACGTTTCTTTTTGCTGGTCCCACAGGAACAGGTAAGACCAAAGTAGTACAGGATATCGGTAAGTTCTTTGACATAGAACCAGTCGTTATTAACTGTGGAGAAATGCAGCAACATCACGAACTGTCTAAGTTACTAGGTGCCCCTCCTGGATTTATTGGTCACGGTGAAACAAAACCTCTTATCTCCAAAGAAAGAATTGAAAATACGAACGGTAGACCAAACGTCGTTCTCTTCGATGAGATTGAAAAGGCTTCTTCTGCATTATTCAATTTGTTGCTGGGCATTTTGGATAACGGGTATGTAACAACCAACCACAATGTTAATGTGTATTTCAATAATTGTTTCATCTTCATGACCTGCAACATTGGCATAGAGAAGCTAGAACAAGAGAACAAGAACATTGGGTTTTCTAAGAAAGAATTGAGTAAAGAGAATAAAGAGGAGATCACGTTCAAAGAGATCAAGAAAGTGTTTCGGCCTGAGTTCATTAATCGCATTGAAAAGATTGTTGTATTCGAGGCTCTTACTAAACAGAACGTAGAGGATATTTTTGAGCTAGAGCTATCTGATATCCAGGATAGATTGAGCGATTGTGAGATGAAGAAAGTGTTCCTGTACATAGATCCATCAGCCAAACAGAAAATAGTTGATATGGGCTACTCTGCTGAATACGGAGCCAGAAACCTTAAACGCATTATGGAAAAGGAGATTGTGTGTCCTGTCTCTAATGCATTGTCTCTAGAACAGGTCGAAGATGGTGATTCTATTTTGGTGGAATTTGTAGAAGATGCGTTCCTGTTCCGGAAACAGCAGTATACTAGGAAGAAAGGATCCTCGACCTTTGTTATGATGGATAAGTTATTACGCTAAATACAATAGAGGAATTATGCTATCTTTCAATGATTACATCACAGAGCAAAGAGAATCGAAACAGTTAGACGATAAAATGTCTTCTTTAGGATATGGACGACCCAAGGTAGGGACAGAAGGACATATCACGTTTACCAATAGAGAGGACCCAAACGATCAGTTTCTCGTAGATGTTCCTGGTAAAGAATGGCATCATATGACAAAGGGAGTCGTTGATCAGAAAGGCTCAATGACCGACGACTCCCTAGACAAATACGTTAGTTAACAATCTTCGAAAATCCGTTGACCTTATCGAACTTGATGATGTTCGAGAACTTGTCTTGCATCTGATCCTTGTGGCTGATGATGAAGATGTTTGTGTCTTCGGCCATAGACTGAATGATGTTCAAGAAATCGTCAGTTCCAGCTACGTCTAACGAAGAATCAAACACTTCGTCCATGATCAGTATATTGGTACTGATAGAGTTCTTTGCCTTCGCGATCTCTCTCCAAGTAAACAAAATGGCTAGATCGACTCTCAGCTTTTCTCCTTCAGAGAAGGAGTTATAACTAAATGTGTCTCTGGCAGGATGTTTAATCTTTTCCTCAAAGTTCTCGTCAAGAGTATAGTTGATATAGAAGTCCATCATATTCAAGAATCGATTGATGCATTTATTGATCATCGGCAGATAGTATTTGATGATCTTTGTCTTGATACCATCGTCCTTCAATAGAACAGCAGCAATAGAATTTAGATGTTGATCGGACAAGAGACTATCACGTTGGACAGATAATTGTTCGTTCTCTGTTACCAAAGCATCATACTCGTCTTTGTTCTTCTGAATATTCTCTCTTTTCTCTTTTAACAGTCGTTTGTTTTCTTCCTGGATCCGTTCGATATCCTTCATCAAATATCCAAGATCGACCTGAGTACGTTCAATAGAAGTCTTCTTACTCTTGATTTCTTCTAGGTTTTCTAGATAAGAATTAAGAGTTTCGTTAGCCTTAGTCAATTCAGACTGTGCCGCTTTAATTGCGCCGTCGAACTTGTCTAGGCTTTCTTTCTTTTCCTTTAAGTTGGTTTCCTTGAAGTCGGGATCGATTACTTGTTTACAGGTAGAGCAAGAGTCATTGCTTTCTAGAAATTGTATCTCCTTAGAAGCCGTCTTCTGTTTTGTTTTGAATGTAGTAAGATATTCATTCAGCTTAGAGATCTTATCGCGCATCTTACCAGTTGCTTCTTGGTTGAATACGACCTGAGTTATCTCTTCGTTTAAGTCCTGGATCTGTTTGTTCTTAAACGAAATAGCAACTTCTTTCTTATTGATTTCTTCTTCGTTTGCTTGGATCTTGGACTCAACAGATTCTACCGAGTTGGATAGAATCGTTTGTGCCATCTTGATCTTCTCTTTAGAGAGGTCATACTTATAAGATACATCGTTGATGGCTTCTTTAGTTTCCGTGATGCGCGTTTTCAAGATAGTATTCATCTTGGTGAAGATATCAATATCCAAGAACGTCTCTACTATATTACGTCTATCGTTTGGAGATAGTTTCATGAACGGTTGATACGTTGCATTACCGATCACAACAATCTGAGTGAACGCCTTGTAATTCATCTTAAGAATATGGGTCTCAAGATGTTCCTGACAGTCTTTGATAGCTGCGTTCTGTTGCAGCATTGTACCATTTTCCCAGATTTCGAAGATCTTAGGTTTAATTCCTCGTACAACCTTGTATTCGTTCGAGTTGATGGTGAATTCAATCTCCGCCAGACAGTCTCTATTATTGGTTGTATTGATCAATTGTGGCATATTGATCTTACGGAACGGCTTATTGAACAAAACAAATGTAATGGCGTCTAGAATCGTAGACTTACCCTTACCATTTGATCCTAGAATGAGGTTCGATTTGTTTTGTGAGAGGTCAATTACATTAAAATTATTACCGGTGGAAAGGAAATTCTTCCACCGGAGTTCATAAAAAGTGATCATCTATTACACCTTCAATGCTTCAACGTATAGGTCTGATAGTAAGTTCTGTACTTTGGCCTGTTTATCTTCTGACTGAATCATGTCTTTATAATCAGCAATAGAGTCGCGGAGAATAGAAAGAGTATCCTCTGTCAAAGAAATAGTTTCTTCTTCTGGTCCGTCCTGAGATACATAATCCTCTACGATAGTTAAGGAAGCAGGTTCGCATTCGTTGATTTTAGCGATGTATCTATCGAAGAATACAGGATTGTTCTTTCCCTTCACATACACTTTAATATATGTATTCTTTATTTTACTATATTCTTTCTTAGAAAGCAATAGGTCATCGATAGATTCTGCTGTTGAATCGTCGTAGTATTTCTTCCAATACATCTTATATGGATTCTCTACGAATGTAAGTTCATCTGTATCCGTGTCGTATAGGTGAAACCCTTTTACGTCGTCAGCATCAGTAAAGATCAGATCCCACGGACACCCAAGATATGTTACGTTTGCCGAGGTGTTCTTGGTGTGAAAGTGTCCGGTATATACTGATTTAAACTTATAGAATACATCCGGACTCATGCCGCCGTGACAGACTGTACCTTTAAACATGGTATATCCAGTTAGTTCTAGGTGGCCCGTGACAACTTCGCAATCGGTCTTATTGATTAGATTTAATGTTTCTTGTTGATTCTCCGGATTGATCCATGGAACATACAGTATTCCATCTACTTCTGTTGGACCGGAGTATACTTTGATGTTGGGATAGCTCGCAAATAGCAACTCAGGAGAGTTTACTTTGTTAGTAGATTTAAAATAAGTATCGTGATTACCAGCAATAATGTCCACTTCATATTCTTTTGTCTTCTCTAAAAAGGATTCCCGTACCCAAGTAAGCGTTTGATAGTTGATGTATTTTCTACGATCAAACACATCCCCTAGATGAATGATCTTCTTTATCTTGTTCTTCTTTAGTGTGGGAAAGAATACATTGTCTAGAAATAGATCAAAGTATTCGTAGAATAGTGCGTTGTCGTTTCGAACACCAAAATGTGTATCAGTTATAAATGCAACAAGCGGCATAATTACTCCATGAATGATTCAAGGTTTACGTCTTCTATTTCTAGAATTGGTTCTTTTACCGACTTAGCGGCCATGCGTTCTTCGAACTTAATGATAATGTCTTGTGTCTTCTCATTAACGATCGAGTTGATTAGGTTGACGTGTTTCTTTGTTTCGTGTTTATGGTTGGTATATAGTTCGTGGTTCTCGAACGCCTTGAATTTGACATATGTCTGTTTGGATTCAGATTGGATGCGTCGAAGAAAGGCGTAATATACGATCTGAGTGAAATAGGAAAATGGATTCTTAGATATCTTGGGATCGAAATTGTCTAGATACTGGAAGCAATTCTCTATACCATCAGAGATCATTTCCTCTTTAAAGGTATACGCAGAGAAGTTAGGTCTACGTGCCAGTCCTCTAGCAATATCAAGAATACAAATACCTATGTCGTCCGGAATCGGAGGAATGGGTTCGTTGTTCTTAATAGCCTTTTTCTTAGACTTCTGATATTTCGCGAGCTTCTCTAGAAACTCTGTGTTATTAATGTAGTTCTTGTTAGCCAATAGTAGACCTCACCATATACTATTATACCGTATTTCGGCATAAAAGTAAAGTTACTTAGAGAAAAATGAAGTTATATTATTGAAGTTTAATAGGAACGTGAGAAATCCTACGATGCCCACGAACGCCCATTCGAATTTCTCCAATTGCTTCATCTTCTCTTCGACAACGTCTACTCTCTCCTGTAAGTCGGTTGTGTCTCTTTCAGTCATCGTCAACCTCTTATCGTGAAGGTGTACTATTGTGTTGATATTATCAATAAGATCTTGTATCTTATCGTTAGTAGAGTCTAGTTTATCCATGACCTTTTCGAATTGAGTCATGTCTTTTTTCATTAATTGAATATCAAGTTTTAGATCGTGGACCTCTTTGACTAGGGATTCTGCGTCCATGTTAGATCAACCCTTCTTATTAGAACTGTTTTTTTCTTCTTATCTTTGGTTGATTCGATGGGTCTTAGAGGCAGTGGAACGGACGGCAAAGATGCTGTAGTGGTAGGATGGGCTGTTCCTGCTCCGATTGCTCCTACTCCAACTTCTTCTTTTTTAACACGCCGTATTAAATACTTTGTTGCCATTATAGCTCCTGTAATGCTTGTAACACCCGCCCATCTAATGTAAAACCAGATAACGATATTGGTGCGCCATTAATCTTTATGTCTTCTACTGGCAGTAGATTCAAATAATACAACAATGTTGCTAGTAAATCCCAATATTCAGGGTTCATTTCAGCAAATAATATTGTAGCAGTAGCACCGGGAAATACGTTAGAAATACATATAATATGGTTGAGTACAATTCTCAAATTCACTTTTTTGTTATTTATATATTTAGAGAACAACACCTTCAATGACTTGATTCTTAGATAGTCTTCTTCGAACTCCTCGAATGAAACGCAGCCAGGATTGTCATATACACTGGCTGCGTACACTTTCACATTATCGGAGGTGATGTGTTGAATCAAGTTAGTGCTTGGTTGCTGCGGGCATATCCTTGCCCTTTGATTGTTCAGTTTCTTCTTCGCTATCGATGGTTTTTTCGTCTTGGTCTGATTCGTTTCCTAAGACTTTCTTGGCTTCTGTTGCGTGTCTTGCTGCCAGCTTTTTCTTGGCATCAGACACCTTTTGCCGTTTCATTTTCTTTAATTCTGCCATACGCGCCTGAGTATCGTGTACATCTTTTGCTGTGATTTCGATGATCTCGCCGACTACGTTTAGCCCTTGGTTGTATGCGTCTAGTTTATGATCGAAGATATCTGTCTTTATTTTATTATTCTTTAGATGAACAACAACATACTTAGTTCCGCCGCTGTATTCCTCGTACACTTCAACAGAACCCTTCTTCGTTACGTTAGAAGGATCAGAAGAAACTTCGGCTTCGTGTTCGCCTGCGCCTTCTTCTTCGTCTTCTTCTTTCTTCTTTTTCTTCTTGCCGCAAGTACAGTTTTCCTTGTCCTCGCAGTCGCATTCTTCTTCGTCTTCTTCGACTCCTAGAGTCGACTTGAGAGGTTTATCTTCGTCCTTGACTGTATCTTCTTCTACTTCTTCATCAGCAGGATAGTCTTCTTGGTTGCCTTCTTCTGCCTTTTCCTTTTCCTTTTCTTCGTCCGATTCTTCTTCGTCCGGGATCTGGAATTCTAGTTCGTCGAGGTATTCACATTCTTCGTCGTCGAAGTATGCACACATTCTAGCGGACATTTTATCGCCATCTTTTTGGAGGTGTAGGCACAGATCGCCAGGGATTTCTTCTCCGTCACCATCAACCGCGTTGACAGATAACGCTCCATCACCACCTGAATGAATATGTACTTCTACCTTTTCGTCTGAATCGAACGCCTTGGCAACTTCGTCTTTGTCCATTGTTAGACCAACAGATTCTAGTGCTGCTTGAATGGCGCCAATGGTTGCTTCTGGGGATTCAATTGGTTGTTCAGAAATAGCCTTGAGTGCTTCTACTACTTTGGAAATCTTAGCTACATCGTCAAGATCTAGTTCTTCTTCTTGCTTTTGAATTTCTTCGAATAGACTTGAAAAGGTTTTCATTATTGTTGATCCTCTATATCTGTATTTAGTTCTGGTTGATTCTTTTCGGCCTTCTTGGGATTGACAATACGTTCTACCCAATCTCTACCAGGGTTGCCGCCATATAACATCCAGGCGATATATTCGTCTGATGGAATTGTTTTAGAAGAAGGACGGTGACCAGATTCGCCGTGTTGGACTTTAGTCTTATGTCTGAAGAAATATTGATTCATTGCCTTGACTTTGGGTAACGATAGTTCTTGGTTACTCAGGAGCATTTTGGCCATTTGAATTGCGGCTGGATTGCCTCCGCGTTTGAATTCTTTGATTAAATCAATGCCTTCTTGGGCAGCTTCTTTAACTTTGTTAGGGATCGGATGTCCTTCTGCTAGTTCTTCTACTAAGTCTGCGAATTTCTTGTGTTCGCCCATATGTTTGAAGTACTGTACTTGTCGTTCTCTTTTCACTGCTCCTTCTTTGGAAGGATACGGTCCGCCCAGCTTCTTTCGTTTGCCGTTGTGTTTGCGTAGCGAGTACAGTACATAACCTTTCTTGGTATGTACAATCATCTCAGACACTGTCATAGCTTTCCTAAAGATGTTCTTAACTTTCTTCAAGAACACAGAAGCATCGCCTTCTTCGATTCGTTTGATATGTTTTGGGAACCATTCAAACGTATACAGAGGACAATTAGGATACTTCTCCACAACGGAAGTCATTGTTTTCACAATAGCCGACCAGGACGATTCTTGGATTTTACGGCTGTTGAAATACATCTCGTCGCTATCCGGATCGATCAACCAGCGGACCCACCCTAAGTCGCACGCTTTCATCTCTGTCATCTTTTCGTCTTTAGTTACACGAATAAGAATTGCTGTGTGCGTCTTATCAGTTTCGTTTGGAAGAACCAGCTTGCCCTTTGGATCGATCCATCCCCAATACTTGTAATGGAAAATATGAGCTTCTTGTAAAGGATGTTCATCAAAGAACCAGCTCCAATCTGATTCCATTAATGCGTTGTCGAATATTGCCTTAATCTTCTTCGCGTTTCCTTTAGGATATAGTTCCTTGATAATCTCTAGTTGTTGTGTTTGATCTGCTTCCTTATACACCTTACGAATGACAGAGGCAGATATTACTTCTTTACCTAGAATTGTGAACGGTTTAACAGGGGCGATATAAACATAGGCATGCTTAGCAAACGGTTGCATGTTTAAACCAGGTTTGTACGGCTGAAAATAACCAGGAGATCCGTCCTTCTTTTCATACGAAAGTCTATCTGCGTCTTTCTTTGACAGAGCAAAAATTAAAGTGTCTTTGTCTGCATCATAGTCTTTTGTGATCTCTTCAGACTTATATGGAGACTTTACTTCTATGAACTTATCAGATGGAACACCAGCCGCCGCAGCCAATTCCCGCTTCTGTTCAAACGGGAACGGTCTTTCTTTAGTGGAAGGAGAAGAAGCAACGTATACATCAGCTCCGGAGAACTTGTTTGTTAGAGCATCATATACTGATTTGTGTCCTTTGTGGAAAGGATGAAACCCGCCAGGAAAGATTACTAGTGTTTTGGGCATATTGTTATTTATTGAAATCGCTTACCATACCTTTTACGATGAACGACCCTGTGATCTTGTATAGGGAGCCGTCTTTGCGTTTGATGACAATTCCTTCTTGGTCCGCCAGATCTCCTAGATCAGAAGTGGCATTCTTAAGAATCTCGTCGCCCAATACTATTGTTGCATAATATACAATATAGCTAGAAAGTTGTTTTTCGTCGAGGTTCTTCTTATCTCCCTTTGATATCTCAACATATTCTTTCTTGGTGATAAGAGGAGTATCGATTACCTTTACTGTCGCGAGCCATTGCGACAATGTCTTAGTCGATCCATTGAGCGTTAACTTCTGAGAAAGAACAGACTGTAGATTTGGTTCCTTTTTGAACTCAACGTCTACGTTCCCGAGAACTTTAAACCCATACTTCCCTGCAACCTTATCTAGCTTTGCGATATATGCATTCATTGCTGCCTGGTTGAATGGTATGTTAGTAGATACTCTGGAAGTGGCTTCGCCTGTTTTGGGGTTTATGTTCTTGGCCTTAATCTCTTTGAGACCATGTATTGCCAGGAAGTTCTTGGCTCCTTTATATTGAATGACGTTTGTCTTTCCTTCGACGTATTCAATATTCAATAAGATGTTGGGGTTGTCTAATAGTCCTAATTGACCCAATTCCTTCTTAGTTGAAGCATAAGAAGCATCAAAGATTTGAATGATCTTTGTTCCTTTTTCTATGAATCCATGACCAGGACCGAACCTTGCTTCTAGGTCTTCTGGTCTCACACCCTTCACGTCCAATGGCTTGGCCGATCCACGATCTAAGACAAACTTACCGTCTACCAGTCTCAACGACGCATTGATTCCATCAATCTTAACAGAGGAAGACCCAGCTTTGATAAAATCGATAGCTTCCTGGAAACGATCAACCAATTCCTTTCCGTTGCTCGCGATATCAAAGGGGTGCGCCATGTGTCCGCCAACACCCCCCTCTGCTAAAAATTGTAGGAACGATAGCATTTTAGTGTACTTTTACTGGCTTAATGTGGTTTACTGTATTCATTTTTATTTTCCTATCGTACTTTGGGTTGAGTCTTTATTTGTTTTACTTCTACAACTAGTTTACACGTGGCATGTTGTTTATCTGACAGAACTTCTTCTAGACATTCCGTGATCTTCTGTTCGAGATCCTCTTTGATCTTACGTTTTTGATTGGGGTCAACAAGACCTCGAATGTCGATTTGCATAGATTCTCCTCAACTATTTATATATCCAGACTTGTCACCGAATAGGCTTACTGCCTTCCAAATGATGTGTCTGGTGATAATATTAACTCCCAACACTCCCATTGCTTCTAGGAAGATACCATCTACTTGTTTTTTGGAATAGGATTTGCCGCCTGGAAGATGGCCTTTAATGGAAGTAAGATAGTCGTGAACAACAGCAGCTTTGGCATATTTGCCAGCAGGAGGGAAAATGGGCCAGAGGATTCTGGGGATGGTCGCAAAGTCTGTGACAAAGCCGACAGGAACTTTAATGATTTCTGTTGAATCTATAGAACCTACGTGATATTCAAACGGTTCTGCGATCTGCCAATGTTTACCATCACCAAGATCGGTTACTATTAAAGGGACATCAAAGGGGTTGGTGAATGAACTCATACCCCATTATTTAGTTATTCGCCTGATAGTGATTTGTATAGATTTCTTGTGATCTTGCAGTCTGTCACAGCATTATGTAGGTTGCCTTCGATTGCAATGTTGAAGTATTTGGCCAGGGTTTCTAACTTATAGTTGGGAAACTTGTGTCTCTGTTCTTTGGTTAAAATCGCAGCCATAACAGCTACGTCTATAGATGGCCACCAAAACCAAGAGCCATAATATTCGTCGCCGTTCTTAGAAAAGAACGATCGTAAGAATTCGTCGTCGAACCTAGAGTTATATCCAATCAGAAAGAACTTATCTTGCTTGTTGAATTTGTCAACATATTTCGCCAACAGAGAACAGAATTCGTGGTATACAACGTCTGGTTTTGGATATGTAATTAGATCGGCTACTGTAATATTACAGATCTCAAGAGAAGACTTAGAGACTGTTTCTCCTGGGAATGGTTGAATCTTATAATCGAATTCTTCCACCACCTCGCCGTCAATTTCTATCAACCCGGAAAGTTGAATGATAGAATGTTTGGTAGGATTTAATCCGGAGGTTTCTACGTCTAAATAGATGTTCTTCATTTAATCCAATCAGGTACAATGCCATGCTTCCAAGAAGCAAATGCCATCTTCTCTCTACGATAGTATTCGCGATATGCTTCGATTGCGTTCTCTTGTTTGTATTGGGGCGGCATTGCCTGAGCGAACGGAGTCAGGCCAAGAGGACGTAGATTAGGAATAGGAAAAGTTTTAATTAGCTCAATAGACTTGTGGTGTTTACCATATCTACGAGTATATTCGTTACCAACAGCAAAGGCTAGTGTCTTGAGATAATTATAGTTCTCCATAGACTCTCGCGCCCACTTAGTACAAGGATGGTTCTTGTGTGTTGGTTTGTATCCAACATCCAACCCAGACAATCTACAAGTTGTAGACAACATCTGAGCATATTCTAACGGCATCTTAACAATATGCTTATCAATCATATACTCAGCGCACTTCACAGGATCTTGATCTAAGATGAATATGTTCATAATTTATGGTGGGTGCCTCGTGATTCGAACACGAAACGTCTCAGGGACGAACAGTTTTACAGACTGCCGCAGCTAACCGTAGCTGCCTGACACCCAAACTTGGCACCGCCGTCAAGACTCGAACTTGAAATATCTGAGTCAAAGTCAGATGTGTTGCCAATTACACCACAGCGGTACATATATATTTATCAGGGGCAAGTGCCTAGCTGTCGCCGAATAGCCTTCGCTTGATTGTGGGATTCGAACCCACTCCTCCCGGTCTCACCGGTAGCTCCTCCACGAGCTCATTTCTGCTACTGCTTCTATTCTATCAACCCACTTGCAATCTGCCCGTCGACTGGCAGTGTTTTTATCGGATTGCCTAAACTACCCTGTATACAATTGGCTCTCCGAGGTCGATTCGAACGACCAACCATTGCTTTATCAGTGCAAGACTCTACCGTTGAGTTATCGGAGAATGAAACTTTGGCTCTCCGAGGTCGATTCGAACGACCAACCATTGCATTAACAGTGCAAGACTCTACCGTTGAGTTATCGGAGAATGAAACTTGGTAAGGATGGCGGGGATCGAACCCGCGATGACCACATCCTCACATTTAAACTTTTGGTGATCCCGATGGGAATCGAACCCATGACGTTCGCATTAAGAGTGCGATGCTCTGCCAACTGAGCTACGAGATCAAATGGTGTCCCCGGCTGGGATCGAACCAGCGACAATTCGCTTAGAAGGCGAATCCTCTATCCAACTGAGGTACAGGGACATTAAATTTGGTGGAGACGGAGAGAATCGAACTCTCAAGTGTGCCGTGCAAAGGCACCAGTTTCCCGTTAGCTTACGTCCCCAGGAATTACTTCTAGACCAATTTCGGCTAAACACTTGCCGATCTCATCGGTGATTCTTCCTTCACCAACGTATTTAGTTACTGGATCGACCGTCTTTCCCATGATCTCGGATTCCGCTGTCAGCCCAGAACAGTACCAGTTGATGTAATCTTCAGAGAACCCTAGCTGGTTGCGAATATCAGCAACGAACCCACCAGAGCTACGCCAAGAAAGACTGAACTGTTTCGTTGAGTCGCCGTCGACTGAAAAGTCATTATTACAGAACGCCGCATACCAGTTCTGTGCGAAGTAGTCTTCTTTGAATCGTTCAAGAAAAGATGATTTCTGAACTCTTGAGATAATTTCTAAATCCGACACATATTTCATATTACCACTCCGTTTCAACTTCCACGTTCTTCCAACCCAGATCTTTCAATTCTGTTTCCATGCAATGACCTAATCCACAATCGCGGTCCGCTTCTTCAACAAACACAGTATAACCACATTCACCATATTCGTCTTCCCACCATCGAACACCAACCACTTGCAGATCCGCCCAGTTGATAGCACCCACAACCGTTACCGTGGTCCGGTGGGATTCTTTGATCCTGGATAACACCTTCTGAGCATCTTGTTTCAATAATGCTATCATAATACTTCCAACCCTTCCTCGCTGGTGTATATTACTCGTTTGATACCAAACTCAGCAATAGCACGTTGACAACCAAGGCACGGTTTAGAGTTACCCCACCCGTCGTTCTTCACTCGACAAACGTAGAGAGAAGCGTGCTTCAACTCATCTACAGAAAGACACCTAAGAGCATTCTTAATTGCGGCAATCTCAGCATGTAGAAAGATCTTATGTTCATCAGCAGCATATTTCTTTTGGAAAGGAGAACTCTTATACGACGGGACTCCATGAGCGACCACCTTATTCTTGTAAACTATGGCTGCAGCCAATCTATAGTTTGCTACTCTAGGAGTAGCTGCAGCCATATGTGTAAGGTTTCGAAAGGTTTTGTGGACCCTCGAATGATACTCCATACTAAGCAGCCGAAGTGTTTTTCTTCGAAGTCTTAGGAGCCGGAGTAGAAGGTTTTGAACTTGTCATCCACGGAGCATTAGTCTCCCAATCAGCAGGGACAATATACATCCCGCGAGAGAGACGAGTCATCTTACCATAACCATTACTACCAGAAGCAAACGCAGTGAACCCAACAGGATTTGTTTCTCCCATACTCTCTACCGTCGTACGATCATACGACTTAGCAGTAGGATACTGCGACTGCAACGTTTCCACGAAATTCTTCAATGCTTCCATACGATCAATCTTAACACGAGCCATAATTCAATTTCCTTTTCTCAAAGAGGTTACATAACCATTATACCGTACAAAGGGGAGAAAGTCAAGTCCCGTTCGCAAAATTATTCTTCGACCCACTCAGGATCTTCGGGAGCGTCATCGTATCCATCGTACTCGTGACGATAGTCGTTAGCTTCGTTTTGATTGTACTGTTCGAAGTCGTCTTGATAATACTCTTCGCACTGCACTTGTGTGTCGTAATCGTCGAAATATTCCATTACCGATACTCCTTGTAATCTCCGTCTGCTTCGTTATCGTTATACCCTGCTGAGTATGCAGAAAGTTCAGCAGGATCAGTCAGGTCAACGCGCTGCAGTCCCTTAGCGTCTAACCACTTGTGGGGACTAAGTCCTCGGCGATAATAACTATCGGCGCGGCCTCGATCGTACGGACTACCATGATATTTTGGATACATAATTCTCACTCGCGTACAATAGTATTGGAAGGTTTTTCAACAACCATGACCCAGGTAGAGTACCCAGGACCAGCAGACTCGCTTGGCGGTTTTCATATTTCTCGATCAACCTTACATAACCATTATAGCGTACAGATCGCACGAAGGCAAGTTTTCAGTGAAACTTTAATCGCTTTAGAATCAACGACTTACCGTAAGTGATTGAAAACAAAGGGAATACAGTTCCCTCATGCATGCATGCGATTCTATCATTTATATGCACGCGGGAAGCCACCGAAAACTCTTGCAAACGTCACACAAGCGATCCGTGTAATTGTACGGGGGAAAGGTATTCTGCGACTGTGAGAATCGCTTGTGAGTCGTGAAAAAAGTTTATCCTTTATTTTCAGTCACTTGCACGTAAGTCGTTGAAAACAAAGGAAATACAAATCTAGCGAAAACTTGCCTTCCTCGGGTCTATACGCTATACTAGTATTGTATGAATGAGACGAAAGCAAAACTGATCGCTGAGCTGAGCCAGAACTTCGGGGATAAGGTTTCCCGCGCTGACCTAATGGAAACTGCCGCTAAGTATGGCATCAATCCTGGGTTTCTGACTGTGAACAAAATCGGTCGTGGTCTGTATGATATTTCGCAGTTCACTTCTGGTTCGACTTCTACGGTTTCTGCTCCGGTTGTTTCGGATGAAGAAATCCTGAACTCTCAGCGTCGGCGCTTCCGTACCCTTACTCGCATGACCGATGGTGTCATCGCCGGACAGGTTCGCTCGGTTATCGTTTCGGGTCCTGCTGGTATCGGTAAGACCTATACGATCGAAGGTATGCTTGAGTCGGCCGCCAGCGGAGAATCCATTACTTATACTCCTGTTCGCGGCTTCATCAAAGCGACTGGCCTGTATAAGCTGATGTGGGAAAATCGTGAAGAAAATCAGGTGATTCTGCTCGACGATTGCGACTCTGCTTTTCAGGACGAAGTTTCGTTGAACTTGCTGAAGGCTGCGCTCGATACTTCTAAGAAACGTGTTCTGTCTTGGCGATCGGAAAAGAATTTCTCTGACGACGCTGGCGAAAACGTTCCTAATGAATTCGAGTACAAGGGTTCTATCGTCTTCATCACTAACTTGAACTTTGAGCAGATGATTGCTTCTGGCAATAAACTAGCTCCCCACATGTCTGCTTTGATCTCTCGCTCGTTCTACATTGATCTTAACATGAACGCTCGCGAGTGCATGTTGCGAATCAAGGACGTTCTTGCTTCGACTGATATGGCGTATACGCTTGGTCTTAACAAGAAGCAGTCGGAACAGTTGGTTAATTATGTCGAGAGCAACTTCTCTCGTATGCGCGAGTTGTCTCTTCGTATGGTGGTGAAGTTGGCCAAGGTTATGGCGTTCACTTCTGATGTTGAAGACTTCATGGATGTTGCTGAAGTCACCTGCTTGAAGACTCGGTAAGGAGAAATATGATTCCCAAGGAAACATGGATTAAGGAAATGAACGAGTTCGGAGGAACTCTTGAAGACTGGAAGATCATGATCGAATCTCTCATTGAACGATATGGCAAGGACGCCGCGTTGTATGGCGATGCTGGTCCTAATAACATTATGTATTGTGTGGTGGAAGGAGAATAGTTGTGAGCGTCGTTGCTGGTTCAATTCTATCGTATTGTTTGATTCACTTTTTGTTTGTGATGAAAACCGGATACTCTTCTTTCTATTGGGTTTCTAGGATGTTCTTTCATCTAGAAGCCATGCAAAATGGGATGATACGCTCTATTCCTCAGTGGTTAGAATGGTGGCGGTATATGGCACATGAAGAACGCAAGACTATGGGGGGACGATAATGGTACGTTCATTAGTGAAGTTCGAGACTTGTTTGGCAGAGATCGCTTATCTGATTGAGTGTGGGTGGGAAGTGTTCGAATCTGAGGAAGATGGATATTGGTTGAGCAAGGAGATCTGATCACGAAACCAAAAAAGAATCGTCCGACTTGCAAAACTAAAGGGTGTAATCTTCTGTGTGCATCTAAGGGAAAACAATATTGGCGGTCATATTGTTCGAGGTGTAACGAAGCGTCTAATAAACAAACTCTATGTGCCAATTGTCACAGATACAAGACGTTCTTTAATAACGATCATAAGTCAGCAGGAAGAACCACCTTAGGTTTGCGTGCGCGTTGAACAATAGAAACAAAAAAAGGGGAGCCGGTTGGCTCCCCAATTCTTTTATCCCTCTATCGAGGGAGGTGACTACATGAGGTTCTTGACTTGCACTTTTCTGTAGTACCCGTTTGATGTTGCGTTTAGAGCACCAGCAGAGCTTCCGAAGAACGGATTGCCAACTAGACCGTAACGGGTCTTGAAGCCAATCTTTGGCTGGAAGGTGTTGGGATCAACTGCACGGACCTGTAGTAGTGGTACATATGGGCAGAAGAACAGACCTGCGTCATATGGGGACTTGCCCTTATAACCAACAACCATTAGATCGTTTGCGTTTGAAACGTAATACGGATCAACATAAACACGATAGCGGCCATTTAGAACACCGCAGAAGGTATCCTGGGCTTCGTCGACGTTTAGGTCGGTCGACATAGCAGGAGCATAATCGAGCTTACCCGCCATTGCTAGAGCAGAAGCAACGTCTGAAGAAACAACTAGGAAGTTGCCCTTACCACGACGAGTATCCTTAGCAATGTAGTTTGCGTCGCGATCAGCAGCAAACATTAGACCCTTGAAGCGTTCTACTGACCAACGTCCGTCGGAGTCGGTATCAAGATCGAAGATACCAGCATTGGTTGTGCCCTTTTGAGCACCGTTCTTTGCAACCGAGTAAATGGTACGGATGATTTCACGGTTCATTTCGAACATGATTTCAGCAGAAAGAATATTGGAGAGTTCGCTTTCTGCGTCTAGACCGTGAACCGCCTTCAAGTCCTGCGCCATTTCGATGCTGTATTCAGACTTTAGAGCACGAGTCTTAGCTTCAACTGCAACCTTTTCGATTGTGAAGCCCATTTCAGCAGGTGTTAGAGTTTCACCAGTAGCAGTCGCTAGACCAGTACCAGTATTGAATCCAGTAGCACCAAAGATATCTGTACCGTAAGCATTACCAGTACCAGAATAAGCAGTATTCGCGTCGCCAGTGTTCAACGATGGCGGAATGTATAGAGCTTCAGTTGAACTAAAGAGATCGTCGGTTGTAGCATAACGGCTCTTCATGGCGAAGATAAGACCGGTTGGCATGTTCATTGGTTGAACGCCGCAAACGTCATACGCCATTAGCTGAGGCATTGCACGACGAACTAGAGCAATTAGGATCGGATCGAAACCACCACCAGTTGCTGCAGTTCCCATACTTCCGTCAGCGTCGTTTGTCGAATACGGAGCGCTTTCGTTAAGTACTCTTGATTGACCAAGAACAGCCTGTTCCTGATTCTCTAGCAGCTGCGCGGTGACAGCTTTGCGATAGTTATCGGAAATAGCAGGAAGACCTTCGTGGTCTAGAACTGCCTTCCACTTGTTTAGTAATTGTGACATTGTTACTTTGTTTCTCCTTAAAGAAAATTAATTCGTACTATTATTTATAAAAAACTAAAACTTGAGATTCTTCGAAATAGCGTCAACATACTTGCTGATTCTATCGTTAGAAGGAACCCGTACTTCTTCTGATTCTTCTAACTTAGTATCGCCAGGTAGAACTTCCTTGGTAAAGGCTGTTTCCTTGATAGTTGTTAGCTTCTTCTCAAAAGACTTTTCGTTTTCGAAAGTTACGCTCTCGACTAGCTTCTTGAACTTTTCTTGCTGGGTAGCAGTCAAGCCCTTTGCAGTTTCGTTGATTAGTGTTTCTTTCTTCTGCTTATTGAACTGTTCCAGTAGTGTTGCGTTCTTCTCGATCTGTTCGTTTAATGCGGTTTCAGCAGCAACGATCTTGTTTGTCATTTCGACAACCATATCAACTTCTGGTACATTCTTGAAGTTAAAACTGGTGTATAACGAATTCATCTTTGATAGGAAGTCTTCAGCAATCTGTACCTTGATGCCGTTTTCTAGAGCGAGCTTATTATCTTCTGCCCACTGTTCGGCAACATATGTTAGATACTTGTCTACACGTTCAGAGAACTGTTCTTCCATTTCAGCCTGGGCTTCCTTCTTCGCCATAGACTTCAGGTCAGCAGTTAGTCTGTTAGCTAGAGTAGGATCGTCTTGGACTGCCTTCATTGCATTGATGAAGAACTTTACGCCTTCAGATGCTGCTTTGTTACCAGTCAAATCGCGGAACACTTGCTTCATACTCATCGCAAGTTTAGATAGAGACTTAGAAGCAGCACGACCTACTTTAGCAGCATCAGGATCAGCGAAATACTTTTGAATAGCATCTAGCTGCGCCGCCGCTTCGTCTTCGTTCACTTCTTCTTCTTCTTCTTGCATTGCTAGATTTGTTGCTGTAGCATAAGCAACTTCCTTGGCACGATCGCCGTAACGCTTTTGAAGACCAGCCTTACCGCGCATGATTGCCTTGGCAATTTGATCGCGCTTCTTAATTTGTTCAGGAGATAGATGAGATTCCTCGTCTACTTCCTTCTCGCCGTCTTCTTCTTCAGCTTCTTCTACTTCCTTGTCGTCTTCGTCGGAGTCAGCAGATTCTTCTACTTCGTCTTCGGCAGAGTCTTCGTCTTCTTTATCTTCAGCTTCTTCTACCGGCTCTTCTTCGTCTTCTTCGTCTTCAGACTTTTCTTCTTCTACTTCGTCTTCAGCTTTGTCTTCAGCTTTGTCTTCGGCGGAGTCTTCGTCTTCGGCTTCTTCGACGTTCTTCTTTTCTTCTTCGTCGTCGTCCTCGTCGTCCTCTTCCTTTTCTTCTTCTAGACGCTCTTGAACCTTCTTGTTGACTACATCGTTGAGAATACCAGAGATCTTGTTCTTCATTTCTGGTTTGATGTCTGCGCCTTCAAAGATAGATTCGAAAGCTAATTTATTTTTGGCCATCTTGAGATATCTCCTGTGTTTCGTAAAATTATTTATATAAATTAAAGTTTCGACAGAAAATCTTTGAAGGCACGAATACGCTCTTCATTAAGATCTTTCTTTGGTGTTCTTAGCAACTTCTTCTTACTCTCGGCTAATTGTTTTTCGATCAAAATGCCGTTGTTCCAAACCCATTCTTTCTCTTCCATCATGGCTGATACGAATGCGTCTGGAGCAGAAGGATCAGCAACGATATCAGCAGCAGTCATTAGTCTGAAGTCATCTTGTACAATATTGACCATACCTTCAGTCTTAAGAGAACCAACACCACGAGAAGAAACTCCTAGCTGCGCACCAGCATCAATCAACGATTTAACGATCTTACCGTTGGGGGTGCTAAGGATTTCTGCCTTACCAATATAGTTAGTACCATCTCTCTTCAGAGAACGGATCATATGAGAGACACGTTCTAATTGAATTGTTGGGCTATCCGGGTGACCGAGTTCTCCGTATGCTCTATTCTTCTGAATGTGCTCTTGAGCATAACGCTCAATTTCGCTCTCTAGAACATGCATAGGATACTTACGGCCATTGCGATTTTCTTTATCGCCTTGAATGAAGATACCTTCGATGTAGTATTTCTTAGCCGAGGGGTCTGTGCCTTCAGCTAAGATTTGTACATTGACTGCTTCGTTGACTTCTTTTAAGAGTTTCATTTTTACCCTTAGTCTAAGCTATGTGTTTGAGTATAAGTTGATGGGCTCTTTACAATTGTCATCAGAATTGTCCAGGCGTTTGTTCCTGCATAGTTCATAATAACGTCTCCTGTACCAGCAACAAACCCTGTTGCGCCTGCTACAGTATATGTGCTACTATTATAGATTGTAGAAGATGCGTTTACTGGAGCGAAGAAGTCTCTCTTTAACATCATCTCGCCAGTACCGTTCAGAGCAATGAAGCCAGTAGCGCCCTGCCAATTAAGAATGGCGGGTTTATCTACATTGAAAGACCAATTAAGAGACTCGACTTGAACGGTATAACTGGACAAGAATCCAGTAGCACCGCCGACTGTATTCGCTCCTTTGAGTAGAGCACTGTTGACAATCTTAGTGTTTGATTCCGCGCCAGTACCAGTAATTAATAGCACCGATCTGTTTTGATCTTCTCTTAGTATTTGAATTGTTGCCATTTTATTTCCTTAATACTGTTTTGAAATTTCCTTCTTCTTAAGATCGATAATCTCTTTGATCTTGGACGCCATTATCTTATTGACGGCGGGTCCTATCTCAGACGGTTTATTGTCAATCGTGTTAGTAATAATGTGGTTCAATAATTGGGTTTTATTATTCATAGTATACTCCAATAACCTATTTAGGTTCTTCAGGGGCAGGAGTCTCTTCAGGAGCAGGAGTTTCCACACTACCTTGTTCTCCTGTTTCAGTACTAGACTTTTCTTCTGCGTCCTCGATGCCTGTATCTACGTCGATCTTATCAATATCGTCTTCTGTTTGCTTTAGGATATTCTTCTTAATGTACTCAGCAGAATAGTAATCTTCTCCCAAAGCAATAGCAGCAGAAGCTACTTCCATTCTTCTCAGTAGAATCTCAGAATCATTGAATTCAAGGAAGTGGGAATCCTTCTTGAAGTCATATACAATATTCATATCCATCTCATTATCCCACTCTTCAGGAGTAACAACTCTCTTTAGAATAAGTTGCTTTCTCAGTAGATCGTGGAATAGATAAGAGAAACGGTTTCTTAGTCTCTGAACAAACTTGAAGAACTTAACTTCTTCACGATTGATTTCCGTTGCTCTACCTGACGCAAACGTAGAATTATCTTCTAGTCTGCCGACAGGAACATTTAAACATCTATAGAGCTTACGTTGGAAATACTTGATGTCGTCTAATTCTCCGAGGTTCTGTCCGCCGGGAAGTGTGGTGATTTCAGTTCCTTTGCCACCTTCCCTACGGGGAATCCAGAAGTCGTCCTGCATAGACAGGGTCTTCTTGTCGTCTCTGATTTCACCTGTCTCGGAATCGTATACAACCTTGTTACGATACTTACCAATGATTTCGTTTAGATACTGTTCGGCTTTAACTTTGGGGAGATTACCTACATCAACATAGAATATTCTACGTTCAGGTGCTCTTGCAATTCTATAGATAACAGTAGCATCCTCTAACATTCTTAGCTGATTTAAAGGCTTAATTGCTTTGTGAAGATACGATAGCACTACGATATTGTTCTTATCGTCAACTAGACCAGACGTGATTGTAGCGATTGAATCGTTGGGGATCTTTACTTGCTGGCGATCTGTATAGATATAGAACTCTTGTACATTGTCGATGACTTCAACACCGCGTTCATTCTTTTTGCGGTTTACTTCTTTGACCTTCTTTAGTTTTCGTGGATCCATATACGAAAGCTGTTGAATACCAGATTCAGGATGATTGGTATCGATAGTAATATAATAGTTTAGTCTTCCGTCTACATACCATCTTTTGAAGATTTCGAAAGCATTATTCTTGAAGTTCAACAAAGCAAGAACGTTGTCGAATTCTTCTCGAATCATCTCTTTGATTTCGTCTGAATACTTCAGTTGATCTAAGTTTACTTCGACTGGTACGTCGTTATCATCAATAGCAATAGCTTCGTTTATGATCTCGTCGATAGCAGATTCTACTTCCGGTTGCATTGATACTTCACGATACTTATTGATCATGAGGTTCTCGTTGGTGGAAGAGAACTCTAGATTATAATGTGTGCCAAAATAACCACCCGAAGAAATAATCGACCCCTCGGTATCTACAGGAGGGACAATGTTATTTAATTTGGGTTGTTCTTCTGGTTCTTTCTTCGTGATTTTAAAACCGAAAAAGTCGAAGGCCATTTATTGATTACTCTCTTTCATCATATAGAAGGGGGAATTTCTTCCCCCTCTTATTTATTACGCCAAGTCTGTTGTGTTAACTGATTCCCACCACTGATACTGTAGTGTTACTGTGTATTCTTCTAGAGTATCATTAGAGTCCCACGATACATCAATCGGCGCCAGATCGGAAGGAAACATCCCGATGAAGTTGTATGTCTTTGCGACGCCGCCGTCTTTTGTATATTGCTTGACTACAGCATTAGCAGTATACGCAGGGTTGGTTCTGATGTTGCCGTTGTGTTCGTTGATGCCGCTCATCCATTTTTCGAATGCGTTTCTTGTAATAAACGATTCGTCGTTAATTACAGTTACGGTCCATTCGGCGAATGTCTGATCGCCGGCAATCTTTAGCTTACGACCGAAGTAAGGTACTTCGATTACACCAAAAGTTTTACCAGGCAATTGAGCAGCGCGGCAGGTAAACACGAAGTTTCTATCGCTTGCGCCGCCGTTAGGGAAGTTGATTTGAGCATCGAATAATGTAGGTCTTGCGCCTTCACCAGCTAGATTAGCTTTAAAATCGTTAATTCTAAATGCCATTTGAATTTTCCTCTTTATTCTCTTTTATTATTTATTATAGAGGGAAGGGGACTGGCCCCTTCCTTTAGAACTTGCCAACAATTTCAGAGAACTCAACACCAGTACGAACAGCGACGAAGTTGAGTTGAATGTAATTGATTGATCTCGCTGGCTTAATGTAGATATCTCCAACGAAAGAGTTCGTATCAATAACCTGAGGTGTATTGTTTGTTTCGTCGCAAACAACCTTGAAGTCATAGATACCACGTCTACCCTTTACGTCACGGAGATAAGGTTCTACTAGACCAACGAATTGTGCACGAGTAAACTCGTCGTTCAGTTCGAATAGAGAATACTTAGCTGCGGTTGCAATTGCCTTCTCAAGAACAATGAATAGTCTGCGTACATTGATTCTATCGAAAGAAGATGGTTTTGCTAGAGCTGTCTTATCACCATACAGAAGCGTTCCAAGACCCGCTTGCGATACGATTGGATTCACGCCGGAGACGTAGATAGTATCGCGTTCAGCCCTTGATGGATTCCACGCCAGCTTAACAACGTTCTTGATAATACCACGGTTATAACCAGCAGGCGAGAACCAAGGATCGTTTGTCTGATCAGTTCTTGCGCAGAGGCCAGCTACGTCGCCGTTACAAGGAATCCAACGATATGCGTCGTTGTACTTATCGTATTGATACTTCCAGTTAGAGTCGGCTACAGCATAAGAAGAATTGACGTTTACTGTTGTACCAACATATGTTACAATCTTAGTGGCTTCTGTTCCGACAGAATCTACAACATCTGATTTCTGTGGTGAGAAGAACACCATACAATCTTTCTTGATTTCAGCAATGTTAGAGACTAGGGACTTAACTACTGTTGAACTAGCAGCACCTGAGATTAGTAGATTCACATCTACTGTTTCTGGAAGGAATGTGGTATATCCTCTACCCGAAGTTCCAATCAACAGACTGTCGGCTGGAACGTTGTCGCTTTGACCTAGAGCGAAAGATTCACCAATTGGGCCGGTTGCTCCCTTGAATCCTGTCGAACCAGGTAGAGCAGATCCCCACGCAGTACCAAGTGAAGTAACTCCAGTAGTATGATTACCCCACCAAATATAGTTGGATTTGTTGTTGATTACTGTCTTGTAATAGTTGCTTTCTCCTGTATCTGTCTTGGCATCTGACGCCTTTGATAGATAAGAATATTTTTCTAGAACGGTATTTGGTGTTCCAGTAAACAATCCATCTTCGTCATATACAACAACGTGAACTTCGTCGTTGGCGTAGGAATTTGTTTGCTTGGCCCAGGTCGATGTGCTAGGAGCAAACCCAGTAGCTCCAATTACATTTCTGACCGATTCTGCGGTTTGATTCCAGTTGCCGCTATCGATGATATATGCCTTTATAGAATTTCCTAACGCACCAGGATATTTTGCAATCCAGGTTGTATTTGTTCCGTTGCTTCCGTTTTCTCTATTAGAAACATAATCTGTCTGATTCTTTACTAGGAACGCAGTTGCTCCCGTTGTTGCATTGAATCCAGACGCGCCAACAACACGTACTGCCTTTAGATTGTTGCTATACGATAGGAAGTTTGCAGCAGAAAAGAAGTTGTTTGCTGTGTCGTTATCTGGTTTACCGAATGTGTTTACGAGTTCTACCTCGTTTGCTAAGATGCGAATTTCGTCTACGGGACCCCATGTAAATGCTCCAGCAATTCCGCCGATCGATGTCGACACTGCTGGAACTACAGTAGTTAGGTCAATTTCGCTTACGTTTACTCCAGGACTAATTTGAAAAGCCATGTGTTATCTCCTTGAAAATATAATGATACAGAGGTTAATATATTCTTATCTATTTATAAAAAGCCAGTTTTCTAGAACAGCCAACTAGTATCCTCTGGGTCGTCTTCTTTACCGTTTAGGTTGACGCCGAATGGAGTAAGGTCTGAATCGTCGTCGATTGACACTCCTACGCCACCGGATCCGACCAATTCTTTGAAATATGACTGAGTTGTCAGCCACGCAAACATAACCAGGTTCATCGTTAGATCGTCTTTATTGCCGCTAGAGGCCATGAAAGTTCCGTTTTTAGCAACGAAATTTGACAGTTCAAAGATCTGATCTTCGGTGAAGCCGACTAATATATTCTCCTCTACCAACCCCTTTAAAACAGAACATCCGATTCTCTTGACAGATTTAGTCATATCGACACCATAGTCAGACGATCTTCCAAATCCACCGGAGATTGCCTGACTGTTCTTAGCCACAGTCGTCGAAGCCATGTTCTCGTATTCATGATCGAACCAACATGCCTCGCATACTCCTCTTCCCATTGCGTTCTTTTCGATGACAAGATATGCGTTGTTATACCGCTTACATATAGGAACAATTATGGAAGGAAGATTAATAGGTCGCGTCTCGTTGCACTTCCAAGTATAACAAATCTTGTATGGAGATTCTGTAATATCAATAACTGTTATGGTAGAGTTGTCTCCTAGATTCCCGCCTGCAACGTCAACCATAGTCGCATAGGATCTACCAACAATCGGCGCATAATTCTGAATGTATTTCTTATCTTTAGATATAGGAGACGGAGAAGTCAATTCTCTTAACTTTGTACCAGCGATGAGTGTATTAGAAGAACCAAGGAATTCGTTTCCATATTCTTGTCGAAACCCATGTTCTCCTAGAATTTCTTCTTGTTGTCGCTTCCATTCATCGTCTCTACCAGGAACCTGATGCCATTCAATTTCGAAAGGATAGAACTCGTTCTTTCCTGCCTGAGCGTCTGTAAATAACTTGTAGAATAGATTAAGACCATTAGGCGTAGACGAAATGATTATCTTTGTTTCTTTACCAGAAGAGATAGTAGGAAAGGTCGACTTGAAGAATTCTTCAGCATTCTCTACGAATGCAAATTCGTCAAGATAAAGAAGATTGACAGAGAATCCACGAATAGCAGTCGACGATGTGGCAGAAGCAATAATACGAGAAGAATTACCAAGTTCAATAGAGCCTTTGTTAAGAACCTTGGCTCCTGGTTGTAGAAAGAACGGAATAGTTTCAAACGCCGCAACAATTCTAGCTAGAATTTCTCTGGCAACAGGAGCCTTGTTTGCTAGAATGGCTACAGTCTTATCAGGGTTAAAAAACACATACCAAAGAATAAAGGCTGCTGTACTTATCGTTTTACCTGACTGTCTAGGAGAAAGAAGAATTACTCGTCTTTCCTTATGAAACACGTGTATAAGATCGTCTTGATATCCTCTCAACTCAAATGGAATGAACCCATGATCCAATGAGTTGATCTTTACATACTTTTCAATAAAATATACAGGATCTTGAGAACACTTTAGATATTCTTCTACTTGTTCCTTTGTATAGTTTTCTTGGAGGTTTGTTTTTTTGATCTTCGGGTTTAAATAAAACTGTTTAATCTGTTGTATCAAGTTTTCCGTCTCTAATCAATTTCTGTAACTCAGCAGTAGATCCTAGGAAAATATTATTCTGAGTGTTGTTTTGAGCTGCTGGCTCTTCTTTCTTAGACTTATTTAGGTCTACTAGAGTTTTAGCAACATCGGATGTAGTCTTGATTAAATTAGCAACAACTTCATAGGCGCGTGGTGACTCGGACTGCTTGGCGAAATTCAGAAGATTATCTAGCGCATCCTTAGAAGTAGATAACAGATCATGATGAACTTGTCTGGCTTTCTGTATATCCTTTTCAATATCTTGTTCCAACACCACAGGCGTTGAAACGATTTCTGGAACTACAGGGGTGTCTATAGGAACAAGATTAAACGCATCGTTTAAGTTTTTGTTATTCATATTATTTAAAATTGAGCGTTAGGGCGTGATACCACATTACAGGTTCGTTTCATCG